AGTTGGTATCACTGTTGTATTCAGGTCAGGTTCCCAGATGGGACGTTAGCAGAGTACGACCTTCAGGTTCCCCGCTCAGGGTTTTTGGAGGTAGAGCATCGGGTCCAGAGCCTTTGCTCGAACTGTTCCGATTCACAGTTGACCTCTTTCGGGGAGCGGCTGGACGAAAACTTAGCTCCATTGAATGCCACGATCTTTGCTGCAAGATTGCTCAAATCGTCGTTGTCGGAGGAGTCAGACGATCAGCACTTATCAGCCTCTCCAATCTCACAGATGACAGACTCCGACGATGCAAGCACGGACAGTGGTGGGTAGATAACCCCCAGCGTGGACTCGCTAACAACTCTGCGTGTTACACAGAGAAGCCAGACTTTGAGGCGTTCCTTAACGAGTGGACTAGTTTATATGAATCACGATCCGGTGAGCGAGGTGTCTTTTCTAGAGTGGCTAGTCAAAAGCAAGCTGCAAGAAACGAGCGACGAGATGCTACCTACGATTTTGGAACTAATCCATGTAGTGAGATCATCCTCCGACCCTACCAATTCTGTAATCTATCGGAGGTTGTTGTCAGGTCAACCGATACGCTCGCAAACCTCAAACGAAAAGTACGGATTGCGACTATCCTTGGAACTTTACAAGCTACCTTGACTAACTTCCGTTACCTACGAAACATCTGGAAGACAAACACAGAAGAGGAAGCACTGCTTGGTGTGTCACTGACAGGTATCATGGATCATCCCATGCTGTCAGGAAGAGGAGACAAGAATGAACTCAAGAAGTGGCTCAGAGCTATGCGACAGGAAGCCATCAAGACTAACAAGGAGTGGGCGAACCGATTGGGTATCAACGTGTCTACTGCTATTACCGCTGTTAAGCCTTCGGGTACTGTTAGTCAGTTGGTCGATAGCGCTTCTGGTATCCATCCTCGTTATTCTGCACAATACATTCGGCGTGTACGTGCAGATGCTCGTGACCCACTTTGTGCCGTCCTAGAGGCCGCTGGTGTACCCGTAGAGGACGATGTGATGTCACCCAGTACTAGGGTATTCAGCTTCCCTATCGCCTCTCCAGAGGGCGCTGTGACAGCTTCAGAGATGGGTGCTATGGAGCAGCTAGAACTGTGGGAGATTTACCAGGATGAATGGTGTGAACACAAGCCGTCCATGACTTGTTACTATCGTGACGAGGAGTTTCTTGAGGTGGGACAGTGGCTGTACAACAAGTTCGATAAGGTATCTGGTATCAGCTTCCTGCCGTATTCGGATCACACGTACCAGCAAGCACCGTACGAACCGATAGACAAGAAGACGTACAACCAGTTGGCTAAAGACTTCCCAAAGGAAATATCGTGGGATATAGAAGAGGCCAGCGACATGACCGAAGGATCACAACAACTGGCCTGTACAGGGAACAACTGCGAGTTATGACATAAACAGTATGGAGTAACCCTCGTGTTTGCCTACGTCCTCTGGCTTGTCTTTCGGGTCATGGGACGTAGGTATTCCTTCGGCTTGCATCTTCTTGATGCGGTCCTTTGTCTTCTGACACATAGAGTGATAGTCAATAGACGTGTAACTTACTGTGTGGTCTTTGTCGTTCATTGGTTAGTCCTTAGTCAATGTAATCTTCAAACAAACGCTCGCCAGTAGTCATTCTACTGATCCTGTCAATATTAGCCAAGCCGGGAGCGTATGTTCTTAAAGCCCTAAGCGCAGGCAAAGCTGCGTCTTCTTCTCCTGTTGCTAATCTTTCAGCAGAAGAAATAAATCCACTTCCAAGAGTAGCTGCCGCTTCCATTGGAGCAGGAACTAAACTTACTGGCTTACCTCCGTACTGCTCTGATCTAATGTTTACAAAACCGCTAGATAAGTTAGAAGCTAGTTGATTCATTGTTGCGCTAGTAATTCCTTCTGGTGTTAGCACATCTTCTACGTCTTTATTCTTGGATAAATCCAAAGTTTTTCTGGCGTCATCCCAAACACCGGCAACAACACCAAACAAACCAACGTACTTTGCTGAGTTAAGCATTGCGTTCTTAGCTGCTTGCGAACCTTCTGCTGTATTTAAACCAAGCCTTTGCGCCTTCAATAAATTTAATCCAATGTCTTCTCTTATGCTGTTCATTTGACGATTCATGTACGTCAACATGCTGTAAAACATACGAGCATTAGGATTATCGTGAAACGCTTTAGGTAAAGAACTAGCACTGACTGGTTGCCATTTGTTTAGTGAAGCACCAGCAAAGTTAATCAACCATTCGCTGTTTAAATCCCCTTTCTTTAAAGCGTTTACAGTCGCTAAAAACTCGCTGTCTGTAAGCCCCCGCATCCCGTCGTGTTTACGTAGCTCTTCTAAATCTTTTGCTTTGCCACTCTTGGCTAGATTCATGCCACGTTTAATTGCACTATTAGTAAGTATCTCTTGTCCCATACGGTTAACAGTAGACACGCCGCTAATTTTGTACAGCGCCTGTCCTGTTACGTCTACTGCTTGAGCAAACCTCGGTAGTCTAATAAAATTAAACTTGTCGGCTGAATCAGACACAGCACGTTTACCTGTGTTTGCTAGTTCTCCCATAAAGTTTTGATCTAGTCCTAACTTCTCGTTCCCTAACCAACGGTTTGTATCCATGTTAACTTTCGGAATAACTTTACCAAGAACAGGCGTTGTTCCTAGTTCGTCTAACGCAACTTTGATAGTTCTTAAAGCAGCAGGACCAACTGTTTGCGCCCATGCTTTGATACCGTTTTGATAAATAGGGGCAGTAATTCCTTCAATAAGGTTTAGCGCAGCGTTCAAAGGATTAGCAAGCAAAGCAGAAGAAGTCAAACGTCTAGCAATAGCACCAGCAGCATCACCTCCTTTTTTAGAAGCAATAATTTGTGAACGTAATCCGTTTCCTAAATTACTAGACACCGCCTTGGCTCTTTCCATTGCGTCAGTCTTAGACATACCTTTCGCTAAATACTGTTGACGCGCTTCTTTCCTTGCTTTTAACTCAATCATTTTAATAACGTAATTTACACGACCTTGAGTTTTTTGCGCGTCCGGTAACTTAAGAGCTTTGCCCCCTTGTTCAAGAACTAATTGCCCTGTCTTCTCGTCTATTAAACCAAACCGACGAGCTAACACACGGGCTGTCATAACATCTTCAGCCATTTCTTTAATTGCATCAATAGGATTGACGTAATCAGAAGGTGTCATAACTACTGCGTCTTTGCCACCAATAACGCCTTTGGTTGGAAAGTAATCAGGTGAACCTTTAACAACATCCATTGCTTGAAGTGTTTTAATTTGTTCTTCAACTTGTTTTACAATAGCTTGTTCTTCAGGTGTTTTAGCAGCAGAATTAAATGTGTCCCAAGTAACCCTTTGGTTCTTAGCAATACTTCTGTTCATTCGTGTACTAAGAAGTTTTAACTGTGCGTTGTCTTCAAATAGCTTGTAAGCGTCAGCAAACGTGTTTTCAAAAACATTGTCTAACTCTCGACGCTCGTGACGAATCATTGTCTCTGCGTCTTCGGCAAGTTTTGCTGCTCTTTCTCCTACGTTTTTAACAAGCCACTGACGAGTACCTAGCAATACGTTACCAATAATGCCACTAGCTTTTTCTGGCTCAATAGTTTCTTTAAGCCTTCTCTGGTCATCAGGATCGACGCGCCGTGTTGTACGCCTTTGTGTACTCGTGTCTACTTCAAAACCGGGTTTAGATTTTTCAGTAGCTTTAGTTACTTCAACAAAACCCTCGTCACCTCCGATAAAAGACGTTGGTTGTTCTACTACTTTACCGTCTTTAACCGTTACTCGTGGTTTATCTGGAACACCTTTTGTAAGATAAGCTCCAGCAGCGCCTCCAATACCAGCGCCTAAGCCGCCACCAAGTAAAGCCCCTGTTACTCTGCCTTCGTCTTCTCCAGACAAAAACCCGTAAACAGCACCTTCAACAGCACCCAACGCTGCCGCTTTTTGTGCACGTTGAACAGCCGTTCCTGCTTGAGCTATCTTAGCTACGCCCATGCCCGGAATAAATAAACCAGCCGTTATACCAGCGCCTGTAATAAACTTAGATGCTCCAGGATTTTTACGCTCAAAGTACCGCAGTTCTCGTCGTGAACCTTCTATAGCTTTAGACCAGCTATCAGATTCACCAGAAGCAAGACGCGCAACAGCATCAAGTTCGTCGCCAATACCAGCAGCAGACTCTAAAAAATCAATAGCCCCTGCTCGTAAAGAACTGTACTCTGCTTTTGGTTTTCCAAACTTACTACGCCGTGAACGTCTACGTCTGCGTCGTTCTCTTTCTTCGCTCATTCTGCTGTTCCTGCCCGACGCGCTGCCATAGCCTGCACATTCCTTTTATATCTTTCTTCTAAAGGCTTCATAAACGGAAAACCTTTTTCTTTCCGGTACAAAACAGGCTTGTTAGAAGGCTCTTCGTCCGTTACAGGAATCTCAATAAACCCGTCTTCTTCAAGTTCATCCATAATTTGAGTAAGAGACATTTGGCCTTTTTGAAATTCGCCGTACTCTTCCATAATTAATTCTTGTTCTTCTGAAGTGTACATTGACAAACGAATATTTTCTTCGTCTGTAATAGCTTGAGCAGGAGCTTGCGTTACGTCAACACCAGCAATTACAGCTTGCTGTCTTCGCTTATGCTCTTCAACTAGAGTATCTCTCGCCATCCGTCTGTACTCTTGCTGCTCTTCGGGATCTAACTTGTCGTAATCTTCTTGATCTTCTGCAGCAAGTTGTTCGGCTAAATCTTTTTCGTCGTTGCGGTTAGGAACAAATGTTTCAATTTTAATTCTAGCCTCTTCAATTACTCTTTCGTCAGCTAACTTTTTATCTTCAGCAGCTTCCCAAGCGTTAAGAGTAGCTCTTTCGTTTCTATTTGATATTAAACGGTTTAGATTCTCTTCCATTATAGACGCTGTTTTTTTAGCTCCGGGGCCGCCAACCCATTCTTTATTTTCAGCATCCCAGTGTTTTTCAATGTACTCAACGTACTGTTGGTTCATTGCCTTTAGCTCATCATCTTGTAAACCTTCTGGTAAATTTTCAATGCGAGACGTAAAGTCCTTGTTTAAAGGCTCTTGCTTTTTAAGGATGCTGTTGTCTCGGAAGTCTTGCATTTCTTGTTGAAAACGCAACTCTGAAGAAACAAAATCTTGCACTTGCTCTGCGTACAACGACGGGACACTTTCTAGTACAGCGTCTAAGTTTTCTTGTTTGCCGCTTTTAATTGCAGCTACAATTTTTGCTCTGTTGTTTCCAATCCACTCCGCAGACTCAAGTTTTTTTAAATCAAGTGCTTGGCGCGCTGCTTCAATTTTTCTGTTGGTGTACTCTGTGTTAACGTCAGGATCTTGTTGCAAACGAGTTTGTTGTGTTTTTAACGAGTTAACCATTCTGTCAAAATCTTGTTGACTAATAGGAGCTAACCCTCTTTGAGCGTAACTTTGGTTAATCCTGTCTCTTAAAGCATTAGTGTCTTGTAATTCGTTGTCTATACGTAAAAGAGCATCTACAGAGCGAGTCTGCTTGATGCCTTGTGCATTAGGTATCTGCGCTTGTAAATCATAAACTTGATTCAAGTAAAACATTTTTTCTTTCATTGTTGTAGCAGACTGTGCTTGAGCTTGTAGTTGATTTATTTGTTTAGTTAGCGCAGACACATCACCCTGTTGAGCAGCAGCATTAGCTTGACGCATAGTAGTCATAGACTCATCTAAACGCGCCATTTGTTCCCGCTCTTGTCTACGTTCAGCAATCTGTCCACCAAGATCAAACAGACCTTGCCCAAAAGAAGGCTGGGTTAAACCTTGAATAAGTCCTTGTCCAAATCTAGCCATTGTTTTTCTCCAGTTTAACCTATAGCCCCAGACAACAATCCTGTACCAGCCTGTCCAATCAAGTTAGCTTGACCAAGACTTGCACCCAACAGTGCTTCAAGACCTGTCATCTTAGCTTCACCAAACAAACCAGCGCCGTACAACTGACCACGCTGTTGCAAACCAGCAGCCGCAAGACCTTGTTGCAAAGCGTTCAACGCCTGTGTTTGCGGTATGTACGCCCCTGTCAAAGCACCAAGACCCATACGCTGCTGTGCTTCTTGCAGGCCCATACGAGTACTAAGCAAACCTTGACCTGTCTGTAAACCCTGTAGTGCTGCCATTTGTTGTGCGTTTCTAAGTGCCTGCTCTTGGCTTGCTATAGCAGATCCACCTTGTAGAGCCTGTTGAGCCATAAGTTGCTGTGCTGCTTCCAGAGCCTGTCGTTGAGTAGCAATGTTAGAGCCTAGCTGTCCGTAAGTTGCGCCGATGTCAGCCGCTTGTCTCTGCTCTTGTTGTGCTTGAGTAATAGCCATAAGAGCCGCTTGATTTTGAGCTTCCTCTTGCGCTTTAGCCATTGCTAGTTGCTCTGGAGTACCTCCGTACATCGCTGTCTGTACACCACCACGACCTTGGGCAAACAGACGTTCTTCTAAAGCAAGCCGTTGTCGCTCTTCTTCACCAAGCTGTGTAGCCCTAATACGGTTGTACACATCTTGTTCTCTAGCACCCATAGGCATACCAGCTTGACCCATAAACTCTTGGCCTAAACCAAACGCCCTCTGTGCCGCCTGTTGTTGACCAGACAAACCAAAAGGTGTTTGCCCAAGCCCAGCTTGTCCCCTAGCCAACAGTGCTCGGCTGGCGTCTGCAACACCACCGGCTAATTCTGGCTCTTGTCCAAGCATAGCACGACCAAAAGCTATAGCATCTCTGCCGCCCTCGCCTAGCACTTCGCTTCCGTAAGGGCCACCAGAAAACCGTTGACCAGCAACACCAAGAAGCTGACCGCTTAACGCTTCCTCTTGACCGCCTAAACCTATGTCAACGTTGCCACCCTCGTCTACGCTAAGTCTACCGCCCATACCCGTAGTTACAGTAAACGGTCTAAAGGCAGACTGCGTAAGAGCAGCTTCAGCTATTGGATCAACAGCAGTGTAAGCCTGTTGTCCCACATCGCCTAACCTGTCGTAAGCGTTCTTAACCAACAACAATCCAGCGCCACCCATAGCTGCACGGCCTGCGTTATCAACGGCTTGAGTAGCGGCATTGGTTAATAAGCCAGTTCCAAATTTTATAATAGGATCATACCAAGCCATTAGTAAGTACCTCCATCAATCGTACCTGTAGACAGAGTTCCCGTAAAGTTCAAAGCGGGTATTGTCACAGTCCCTGTAAACGTCGGTGACGCTATGTTTGCTTTAGTGGCTGATGCCACAGCAATAGCATCAAACTCCGTATCAAACTCGCTACCACGGATAATCTTGTTGGTATCGCCAGCAGGCAACGTATCCTTAGCAGTAAAGTTTGTTGTCTTAGTATAGTTGCTCATATTGTTTTACCTATTAATGCTAGTACGTTAATCTCCTGAATTGAAAGCTGAGAGCCGTCTATGTCAGCCTCTAGCCCAATCGTAACAACACTACCACTACCCGTAGTGTTAACAGTAGGTTTAGTAGTTAAGATACCACCAGTAAATGTACCTACTGTGTACTCTGATACACCGTAGTACGCTGGTACTTGGTTACCTACGTTAATCTCGTAGTTCTTGTAGTTTGTTTTAAAATCGTAAGCCCACTTAACAAAGATTGTTTCTTCGTTTGCACCAATCAAGGTTGGTCTGATCTTCTTGAGAAACTTAGTTTTACTAGAATCTCCAAACGTCAACGCAGGACTAAAGTATCTAAACTGGTACACAGACGTGTTGTCTAAGTAGCCAGAATAAGTTCCTACGCCATCTGTTGTTCCTATGTACAACGTACCGTCAGTGTGTCGCATAAATGATCTATGCGGTACAGATGTCCATCTTGTTACCCTGTACGATCCGTTTTCTAATTTACCTTTCAGATCAAAACAGTAAATAGTGGACTGATCTGGAAAACAAATCAGGTAAAACGATTGCTCTGGACTGTACGCAGAGGCCGTAGGTAAAGAACGGTTTTGTATTACCTCAATGATTTCTGTTTTTACGTTTAAGCTCAAGTCAGATATAGGTAGTGACTTTTCTTGTATAGTCCTACCCA